TGAGTTTGCTTTTGTCCCATCAGGTCAAGCAGAAGACTTCTGGTCTGCTAATTATCCTACCATATCTGCATCCAAGTTAGCTAAAATTATTGTTATATCCACTCCTAATGGAATGTTCAATATCTTCCATCGTATCTATACACAAGCAGAACATGGGCTAAATACTTTTGTATATACAAAAATTACATGGAAACGTGTGCCAGGAAGAGATGAGGAATGGGCAGCAGAGCAGCTTAAAAATTTGGGTAAACAAAAATTTGCTCAAGAGTTTAATGTTGAGTTCCTTGGTAGTACTAATACTGTTATAGATTCCGAAACATTAGAATTTCTACTTTCTAACTGGAAAGAACCCGATTTCATGGACCTTAAAGATCGATTATTTATATATGAACAACCAGAAGAAAATGCACTTTATACAATGGGTGTTGACCCAGCCAAAGGCACAGGTGAAAATCATTCTGCAATCCAAATCTTAAAAATTATAAGTGTAAAACCTATAAAAATGGAACAAGTAGCTATGTTCAGACATAATCTTACGGATGTGTATGAATTTTCTGGTATAATAGATCGACTCTCGTACTTCTATAATAATGCATATATTATGTGTGAAAATAATGGTGAGGGAGCGGCAGTTATTCAACGTATATGGTGGGAATTAGAGAATGAAAATTTGGTAAATACAGGAGCGAAAACAAAAAACCTTGGCATTCGTGCTAGTAAGATAACAAAACCTCGAGCTGTTCTCCTTATGAAAAAGATTATAGAGGATGGAAGTGTTAGATTGCATGATAGAAATACAATCGAGGAACTTGCATCATTCATTGAGGAGAAAAATAAGTTTTTTGGAAAAGATAGGGCAGATGATTGTGTGTGTGCATTATACTGGGCAATCTACTTACTAGAAATGAATATATTAGACGAAAAATTTGAGTTTGTAAAATCTGAGGATGATGATGCATGGGGTATATTGTCTGATGTTGAAAAGTCAGAAGACTGGTCATGGCTCTATGATAATAAAGTATGGGACTAAAGTACTTCTAATAGTTCATCGAATAATTTACTTATAACTGGATCTTCTTTCAATACCCATTTATCGGAATATAAAAGTTTTCCTTCAGTATCCCTATAGTCATAAGGTTCCCATTTTTCTACTCGAACTTTTATAGTTTTTCCAAAATTTTTAAACATTTCCTGTATTATAACAGTGTTATCATTAAACTCTATTCTATCAGGACCCTCCCAGCTGATACTATTTTCACTCTTTACCGTTTCTAGATCCTTTAATTTTATATCAAAATATCCACTCATAAGTTCTCCAATAAATCACCAAAGAGTCCGTCTATAACTTGATCAACTCCTGCTTCAAACCAATTTTCCTTATAAGAATAGCCTTCCGATTTCCACTGATATATATTATTTTCACTTAGATGTAGTTCAGCAATTGGTGATACTTCTATTTCTGTTCCAAATCTCACACCCATAGTTGTATTGATATGGCTTCCATCACTAAATGTTAAAGAATACGAACCACGACTCTTAGAGCCATATCTCTTAACCACGACGCCCTCATTTTCTACTTGTTCTAAACTTTTAAGTTTTCTTACCTCTTTCATATTTTCCTGCTCTTTACGGTATAAATATACATTAGAGGACTATATCATAAACTTATAGGAATGTAAACAAAATGACTAAATCAGATTTAACGGAAAGAATAAAGCGTAGATTGGGATACCCAATGATAAAAGTGGAACTAGATACATCCCAAATTCATGATGCAATAGATTTTTCTCGCAGTAAATGGCTTAAGTGGGCCGTAGGGAATGCCACACAGGAAACATATTTTACTATGGCTCTTTCTGCGGGACAAAACATATATGATCTTCCAATGGGTGTAACAGAAGTTATCGATTATGATGATCATGGTAGCACAGGAGGAATCAATACATTATTTACAATAGAAAATTTTTTATATTCACAAGGATATTATTCACCTATAGCTTCTCCATATAGAGGTGCTTCCGGTTATAGTTATGGTTATGATTATGGCATGATTTCATATCATATTGCACGGGGATTTTTAGATGATGTTAATAGATATTCACCTAGTAAATATAATTGGAAATACCATAGATATACCAACCAACTGGAAATCCATCCTGCACCTGCCTTTGGAAACTCACTTACTGTAACGGTGGATGGAGTCGATGTTGTAATAGATTCACCTGGATATATATTACTGAGAGCTATGATGGTAGAAGGAAGTTCTTTATCTGATACATGGACAGCAGGTGATAGTAATGAGTATTTCTATGAAAGCACGTGGGTATTAGAATATTCTACTGCATTATGTAAGATAACTCTCGGCACCATAAGGCGTAAATTTGCCAACTTTGGTAGTATAGGTAATGTAGGAATAAGTTTAGATGGTGACTCACTTGTTTCAGAAGGTAAAGAAGAAAAGGATAGACTTGATGAGTCTCTAATGTTAGAAGAGGTTTATGAAGGTTTAGATATTTCTATTGGGTAGTATTATAATTAAGGAGAAAAAATAAATGGCTGATATAATTTTTAATAGTTTGAGTGAATATGTAGGAGATGGAACAATAGATTTTGATACTAATCCTTTCTATTGTGCATTGTTGAGTGACTCATATTCTATTGATGCAACCGATACCACTTTTGCTGAGGTATCCGGTAGTGAGGTTTCTGAAGTAGGATATATTGCTGGTGGTAAAGCAATGACCTCTGTTACATGGAACAGAAATGGAGGAACAACTATATTTGACGCAGATAATACACAATGGACAGGAGCAACATTTACTACGAGGTATGGTGTTGTGTATCAATACGGAACATTCAATTCTATTGCTAATGCTCTTGTTTGCCTAGTTGATTTTGCTACAAATCAAATCGTAAGCAATGGGACATTTACTGTTCAATGGAACGCTATTGGAATAGTAGGACTGGAAACACCAACACCATAAAGGAATTAATATGGCTTTAGCAGGTTGGAATAGTGCTAACATAATAACACTAACTATAGATAGTTTGAATGTTGATTCAGAACTTATTGACTTTCCTGTGCTAGTATCTCTAAGTTCTATTACGGGGCAAGGCGCGTACGACGCTACAGTTGTTTTTGATGAACTTGGATCTAATGCAAACAGAAAAAAGATCGCTATAACAGATTCAGATGATAATGAGCTTTATGTTGAGATTGAAAGATGGGATCATTCCAGTGAAGTGGCAGAACTATGGGTAAAGGTTCCAACTATTGCTTCAGGAACCGACACAGATTTGTATTTTTATTATGATTCTGCCCATGCTGAAAACACAACTTATGTGGGAGATACAACGGAAGCACCAGCTCAAAGTGTTTGGAATTCAAATTTTGTTTTAGTGTGGCACATGGCTCAAGATCCATCAGGTGGAGCTGGCGCTATGAAAGATTCTACAAGCGGTGGTTATCACGGAACTTCAGCGGGCTCGATGGGTTCTGGAGATTTAGTCGATGCTAAAACAGGTAAGGGAATCCGCTTTGACGGTAATAATGATAAGATAGAAATGCCAAATATAAAAGCTAATTTTGCAACCGAAGCTTCGTTAGAACTCTTATTGAAACTCGATTCAAATACTCCTGCAGATTTACAAAGCGGATTGGGAATTCTTGGTACAACAGGTCAAAGGTTACATTATCCATATACTGATGGAAATCTTTATATCGATGTGTTTAAGGATGATAGACCGAATTTAGGTGATAATTCAGGGTTTAATAAGGCAAATTGGCATACTCTGAATGTAACACAAGCGCCTGGGGCGAATAATTGGAAACTTTATCAAAATACCACAAAGTTCGGTACCGATTTGACTGGAGAAGCGGATGTTAAATTCCCCCACTTGAACCCACTTGCTAATATAGGCGAAAGCAACACCGGAAGAAATTTAGATGGAATCATATGCGAATTTCGTCTTTCTAAAAGCGTTCGTAATGCCGCATGGTTAAAAACAACTTATTATAGTAATTGGAATGATTTACTTACTTTCACTTTCAGTGGGGAAATATCGGTATCGGCAGGATTACAAACATTATCATTATTACAATATGCACCAACATTAGAAATAAGTCCTACAGTACTAGCAGGATTACAGACATTATCATTATCACAATATGCACCTACTATAAATATTTCAGATTTGGTAATACCAAGTCTACTCACATTAACATTATCGGTATATGGAGTTACAACTGACATTTGGGAAATGACATTACTAGGTGATGGAATGTATGATAGAACAGGCGGAAATAGATCAGGTCCTGCTATAATAGGCGGAGGCTTATCATCTGGACAAAAAAGATTAAAAATTGCAGTATAAATTTGGAGAATAATATATGGCTGATACCCATTGGTATATAGATACTACACTAGGAACTGGTAATGATAATGGTACATCTACTGCTAATGCATGGCAGGGGGTGATCTCCTAATGGCTTCTCCTGTATATGTATGGCATGGTTCAGCACAAGATGATGGTGATGCTAAATGGAATAGTGCTACTATTGCCTATCTGACTTTAGAGTTAGCTTTGGTTGATGTTGATGTTGACGGGACCGTGTATGTAGCAAGTGAACATTCACAGACTCAAGCAGCGCTATTAGAGTTGAGTAGTACAAACGGCACAACTGAAAATCCTGTCACAATTATTTCAGTAGATAAAGATAATTCAGACGCTTACTTAGCAATGAGGGACGATGTTGCTCCTGGGAAGATTGAAACAACAGGAGTAAATGATATAAACATTACTAATTCTGATATCTACATCGGGATTACACTCGATGTTGGCGATGATCTTAATTTTCTTACCAACCTCAAGCAGTATAATATGATTGACTGCAAATTTGCGATTGACGATAAGATTCAATTTGGAGGTAGTAGTTATAATAATACCGTGTATTTTAAAGATTGCCATGTAGAATTTATTACAGTCGCAACACTTAGTTGTCTTTATGATTGTCGGTTTACATGGGACGGTGGAACATTCAAATTTAATGGTGGAAGCGTAACTAATGCTCTTTTTAAAATAGGCATAAATAGAGGATTTTTTATGACTGTTTCTGATGTAGATTTTCAAGACCTTGACGCTGGTGATTATTTAATACAACTAAACGCTTCTGCTTGTGAAATTCTTTTTAAAAGATGTAAAGTTCCTGCCGCTCTTGGTAGTTTACTTCAAGCTGGTACATTAACAATTCCTGGGAGTTACATAAAATTTCATTCTGTTTCAAGTTCTGATATTATCTATCAGCTTCAAGAAAACTATTACGAAGGTCAGGTAAACGAGGACACGGCAACATATTATAATGCTACTTATGACGGTACTAACGGATATTCTATTAAGATGGTGTCCTCCGCTAATGCTATAGAATGGACAAGACCGTTAAGGTTTAAGCTAGCAGAAGTATGGGCAATTACAAATCAGACCTTAACAGTTGAATTAAACACAGATAATGTAGTTCTTCTAAACAATGAGTTTTGGATTGAAATAGAAGCTCCAGACGGTACAACTGGAGCATTGGGGAATATTATATCATCGAGAATGATAAATATTACCGATACACCGGCAAATCTAAGTCCAACATCAGCAG